AGACAGTTTCTGAACTGGACTAGGGGTGCCTTCGGGCACCCTTTTTTTGTATATACTAGTAGCATCAACGAAACGAACGTATGTCATCCCAAGAGATCAAAGGAAACTTAGCACGACTGCTCGCAACAGAGAACCTGATTGTGGAGCACCGTAGAGTTGCTACAGCATCCTTTGATGTGGATCGTCGTGTGTTGACCCTCCCTAACTGGGACAAGGCATCTAGCACCGTATACGATATGCTGGTGGGTCATGAGGTAGGTCATGCTCTCTTCACTCCCAATAAAGATTGGCGCGATGTTGCAGATTGTCCTAAGGACTTTGTTAATGTGATTGAGGATGCTCGTATTGAAAAACTTATGAAACGTAAGTATCCTGGTTTGCGTAAGTCTTTTGCTGGTGGATACAAAGAACTAAACGACGCTGATTTTTTTAACATTGATGGAGAAGACTTTAATACTTTTAGTTTGATTGATCGTATCAATCTCCATTTTAAGATTGGTGCTAGTGCTATGGTTCCTTTCTCTATTGAGGAGAAATTGTTTGTTGCTCGTACTGATGTTGCTGAGACTTTTAAAGAAGTCTTACAAATTGCCGTAGATGTTTTTAACTTTAGTAAGCAAGAACAAGAAGAAGAGCAGGAAGAAACTCCACAAGAGATGCCTGCTAACGAAACTTCATCAGTATCACAGGAAGATGTTGAGCAGCAAGAAACAGATAATCAAGAACAACTTAAGCAGGAAAATACTACTAGTAGTGGTCAGGAGCAATCTGGTATTGAAGAAGAGGAAGAAGAATCTGAAGAAGGTTCTAAGACACAAGATAGTTTTAATGAAGCAGCAAAAGGTTTAACTGATCGCTACTCTAATGATCCTGTATATGTAGAAATTCCTGACAGTGTGGATCTCCCTGCCTTTGTTGCTGACTGGACTGAAGTCCACGACTGGATTGACGAGTATCGTAATAACTTTCTTGGTAAGAACGAAGGTGATGATTATTACAATCCTTATGAAACCGTAGATAAATCTTATAGAGAGTTTCGTAAACAATCTCAGAAAGAAGTAAACTACTTAGTAAAAGAATTTGAATGTCGTAAGTCTGCTGACGCTTATGCTCGTGCTGGTCAATCTAAGACTGGTGTGCTTGATACTTCTAAGCTACACACTTACAAGTACAACGAAGATCTCTTCAAAAAAGTAACTGTAATTCCTGATGGTAAAAATCATGGTTTGATATTCTTGCTTGACTGGTCTGGTTCTATGCAGAGTGAAATTCTTTCAACGGTAAAGCAGTTGTTGAACCTGACTGCCTTCTGTAAGAAAGTTCAGATCCCATTTGAGGTGTATGCTTTTACAAATGAGTTTTATACTGTTCGACGTATCAAGAACGGTATTGATGAATACGTTTCTAATGATGAGTATTTTGAAAAAAATGGTTGCGTTGAAGGCAAAATCTTTCTACAAAAAAATATGTTCCACTTGATGAACTTTGTTTCTTCTCGCTCTAACTCTAAAGATTATGAGCGTATGTGTTTGAACTTGTATCGTGAGGCATATATTTTTGTGTATGCTTGTTCGTATCAATCTACCATTGGCATTGGTCTTTCTGGTACTCCTTTGAATGAGGGTATTATCATGTTGAATTATATTATCCCCCAATTCAAGAAACAAAATGATCTACAAAAAGTAAACGTATGTGTTCTGTCTGACGGGGAAGCATGTCAGTCTTCTTATGGTCGTGAACTTTATAACGACCATAAAGATGAATTTTATGTTCGTCCTCGCCGTCTTGATTATAGATCTGTTTTACGAGATCGTACCACTGGTCGTGTTTATTCTATGAATGATACTTGGTCTGATATGACTAATGTTTTTATTCAACAACTGCGTGATCGTAATCCTGGTGTGAATGTTCTTGGTTTTCGTATTATGTCTAGTGGTGGTCTTGGTAACTTTGTTTCTATTTACGGTAATATTTCTTACTACGATCAAGTACAGAAGCAATGGAAAAAATCTAAATCTGCTGTGGTCCCTTTCCCTAAGAGTTACACTGCTCTGTATGTGATTAGTAATAACGCTGTAGAATCTGATGTAGATTTTGATGTTGAGACTGGTGCCAAGAAAGGTGAGATTTCTCGTGCCTTTAAAAAGATGCTTGGATCCAAATCTGCTAACAAGAAACTACTAAATTCTTTCATTGAGTATGTCGCTTGACGAACCGTCCACTCTGCCCCTGACTCTGCCCCACTCTGCCCTATAATAACTACATCAACGAAAGACACCATGCCTGCCAAACTCGATCTTACTGCAACTCAACTCGCTTCTTTTCTATCAGAAAATTTTGGCAACGATGTCAATGCCGAGCACGTTCGTTCTGCCTGTGATCACTTTGGTATCACCTATGCTACTGCTACCAAGCGTCTGCGTGATTTCTATGTCAAGCGTGGCACTTGGAACTTGACAGTACAAGAGCGTCTAGAGCAAACCTACGAAGCACCTGCTGCTATTCCAGTTGCTGATAGAAATGATGATAACCTTGTTCCTAACAAAGATGATACCTATGTTCCGTTCGGTAATTTCTCTGACATAAAGAAGATCATCCAATCTAAGATTTTTTACCCTACATTCATTACTGGTCTGTCTGGTAATGGTAAGACTTTCTCTGTTGAGCAAGCATGTGCTGCTCTAAATAGAGAACTCATTCGTGTAAACATTACCATTGAAACTGACGAGGATGATCTTATTGGTGGGTTCCGTCTTGTTAATGGCGAAACTGTTTGGCATAATGGTCCTGTCATCGAAGCTCTGGAACGTGGAGCTGTGCTGCTTCTAGATGAAGTTGACTTGGCATCCAATAAGATCCTTTGTCTTCAATCTGTTTTGGAAGGTAAGGGTGTTTTCTTGAAGAAAACTGGTCGTTACGTACAACCTGCTATGGGGTTCAATGTTATTGCAACTGCAAACACTAAAGGTAAAGGCAGCGATGACGGACGTTTTATTGGCACCAATGTTCTCAACGAAGCATTCCTTGAGCGTTTTGCATTGACCTTTGAGCAGGAGTATCCTACTCCTGCTACTGAGCAGAAGATTTTGTTGCGTATTGCTGCTTCTGTTGGTAAGCACGATGAAGAGTTTTGTGTCAACCTTGCTAATTGGGCAGACATCATCCGCCGCACTTTCAAGGACGGTGGTATTGACGAGGTGATTTCTACCCGTCGTCTGGTTCATATCATGCGAGCATATGCTATCTGGGGTGATCGTATGAAGGCGATCAAGGTTTGTGTAAATCGTTTTGATGATGAGACCAAGCAGTCTTTTATTGAATTGTATGATAAAATTGATGCTGACGTAAACACTGAGGAGGAAAACACAGATGCCTGATATTCATACTAAGAAACTTCATGGTTATGTAAATCGTCTTGCCATCATTGACAATGGTATTGATCATAAAACTGTTAAGATTTTGGGTGGTGAAGGTCTTAAGTTGTTTGTCAAAGACCTTGACGGCAACGTTGAAGAATGCTACCATGATAACCTACGCCTAATTTGGAACCGCTGAATGGCAAAAAAATACAATGAAGATGCTCTGTTAAAAGAGCTGAGTGATTACATTTCTGGAACTTATGGACAACACTATTCTGCTGGTAACGACAGCATTCAAACGTTAGATCTAATTGAAGCATGTGGAGACGCTGAGGCATTCTGCCGTAGCAACATCCTCAAGTATGCTTCACGCTACGATCGTAAAGGCACTGCCCGTCGTGATATCATTAAGATCCTTCACTACGCATTGTTGCTGCTCCACTTCTCTGACAAATCAAACACTACGGAACCCTATCCTCAATGAGTAAAGTTATCCTTTCAAGAAAAACATTAGATGTTCTCAAAAACTTCAGTACTATCAATTCCTCGATTGTCTTCCGTAAAGGATCCACGGTTAGAACTATCTCTAATGCAGAGAACATCCTCGCAAAGTTTACTGGCGAGGAAGTGTTTCCGGTTGACTTCGCTATCTATGATCTTAGTCAGTTCCTTTCTGGGATCTCTTTGTTTAGCGATCCTCAGCTTGAGTTTGACAATGAAAATTTTGTCAGCATCCGTGGCGGTCGTCAGTCTGCTCGCTATTTCTTTTCTGACCCAGAGATTACGCTCAAGTCTGCTCCAGAAAAAAACGTAAAGTTTCCTGGCGCTGATCTTCAGTTCAATCTGACTGGTGAAGATTTGATTGCTTTGCAGAAAGCATCTGCTGTTTATAGTCTGCCTGATCTTACCTTCCAATCAATCGAAGGTCATGAAGAGATTAAACTCATCCTTAGGGACAAAGAGAATGATACCAGTAATACTTATGATATCACTGTGGCAGGTTGCGCTACTGGCACCTATACTCTTGATCTTAAGATTGAGAACATTCGTCTTCTCCCTGGTGACTATACTGTCAAAGTATCCCAACACCTTATCTCAGAGTGGACCAACGTAAATACTGACTTGACTTACTACATTGCCCTTGAACCAGCATGAGGTCTTGTGACGGATGCACTGCATGTTGTACTGGTGCATTGGAAGTCAAGGTCTTTGATCAATTAGTTGGCAAAAATAATCCATGTTCATATATGTGTGATACTGGATGTTCAATTAATGATGATCCAAAGAGACCAAAAGCTTGTGCTCAATATCAATGTTTTTGGACACTTAATTCTGATGTTCCAGACTGGATGAAACCATCTTTGAGTGGTGTTATCCTTGATGAGGAGAATGGTACTTTTCGTGCATCTTGTACTAAAGAAGTTAGTGGATATGTTTTTTTGTATCTCTTACATCTTGCAAAAGAATTTGATACTTCTTTAACTATCTGGCACATCAATAATCCACACATTGAAAGAAACCTTGGAGCTATTATCGCTATGAAAGAATTGAAAGTATTTGGTGAAAGACCATGAGTAAAGAGTTTTTGTGGGTGGAGAAATACCGCCCAAACATTGTTGAAGATTGCATTCTTCCTGCTAGCACCAAACAAGTGTTTCAGGGTTTTGTTGATCAAGGAGAACTCCCTAACCTGATGCTGACAGGCACAGCAGGCGTTGGTAAGACCACTGTTGCTAAGGCACTGTGTGAGGAGATTGGTGCTTCTTACATCGTCATCAACGGGTCTGACGAGGGAC